TTGTATTTCTTTGCAGAAGTTTCATCCACTACTTTGTAAACGTGGAATGGAGCAAGTTTTGCTTTATCCGCAATTAATTTAACGATTGAATAAACTATGTCATTTGCTGAATAACCATCATTAACGAAACTAATGTTATCGCCACCTTGCCAAGTTATTATCCCTTGTTGTATTGCAACTTGTCCGTTAAAAGGAATTTGTGGTAGTACAGTAGATAGTTTTTGTCTTTTACCAAAAAAGTCAAGTAATCCCATTATATATGAATTTTAACAAAGTTAGACAATTTATCCTAAAATACCGACACCTCAAATTTTAGCTTGGTTAAGTGCGTAAACACGGCATACCTACAAGCATCCATCAAGTCATCATTTGCCTTTACAGGTTCTTCTATTACGTTATCGTTTTTATCCTTTTTCCATTTATAAGACATAAACTCCCTTCTTAGGTTTTTGCTATTGTAGTGCAAGTTTATTGGATAAGATTTCATCTTTACTATTCCTGCCCATACATCCTTTTGCGCTGGTTTAATGTTAAATCCTTGTCGGTAAAGTTCCTCAATAGATTTAGGCTCGGCAGCATCCGCATAGATTGTGGCACGTTCTGGTAGCTTTTCTTTTATCAGTCTTGATAGGTCGCTTAAAGTCAATCCGCTTTGATAAACTATTTCCTCAAAGTAGTTTTGTCCTTCATAATGCGTAACCTTAACTAAAGCAGCTGGGTGAACATAACCAAAGTCCAATCCATAGAATACATCACCATCTGGTGCTTCGTCATATTGTTTCCATTGAGTATAAATAATTTCCTTTGCCGACCCTCGTTCCCCTAAGCCGTAAACCTTCCACATAAAGTCATCTGGTAAGTCCTTGTATTGCTCAATGTTTTTTATTTGGCTTTCACTAAGGTTTGAGATGTTATTTAGGTAGGTAGAATGGATGCGTTTGTTCTTTGGGTTATCGGCTACTTCATACACCCAAGATATAAAGTCTGCAGGATTCCAGTCTAAGAATGATTGTCCAGTTGTACGAATTAAAAGCTGGTCAAACAAAGCCTTGCTAATTAGGTTTGCCTCGTTTACGAATAGTATATCTCTTGCTGGTCCTTTTGCTTTATCTGGGTCTTCTAAACCAAATAACTCAATGTATGAGCCGTTTTTAAACGTATAAATAAAATCCGTATATCGGAAATCTTTTTCATCCCAAATATTCCATTGCTCTAATATGTTTTTGAAATCCCTATAAACTCCACGCTTAATGTGTGGTAAGGAATGTGAAACGCACGAAATCCTTGTATTAGGCTTTGTTAAAGCAATGTGGATTAATAACTGTACAACTGAATAGCTTTTACTTGACCTTGACCCACCTTCATTGCATATTATTGGATAACCTTCCTCGTAAGCCTTTTTATTGGCATAAAAGACAGGTGTAGCCTTAATCTTTAATTGGTTGACAATCTGCATCTGGTTCTATTGTGATTTGCACATTACCCTTTATGTCAGCGGTTATGTCGGTTGTTTGTTTAGGTTTACCTTCTAATCTGTCAACTACTGCCTCGTATGCTCTTTGGTCGCCTTTCAATGCCTTGCTAATCATTTGCATATCCATCAATTCAAGTACAGTAAAATCTTCATCTTCGCCTGTTATTGGATTCCTTCTTTTTTGTACTAATTCAAGCAACCTAAGTAAACGAGTCTTTGAGTTTTGAACTCCTTTAGGTCTACCATTTGGGTTACCAGATTGACCTTTTTCAAAGTGTTTTAAGTTATCTATTCCTGCCATTGTATTTCCATTGTTTTACAAAGATATGCCACAATTAGGGCAAACTTTTCCTTTTTTGGTATTGTCTATTGATTTTGGTTCTTCATTACTTGGAACGAGAAAGTCCACATTAACACCCCAATCGCTTAAATCTTCTAATTGCCAATCATTATTTGCTAACATATCCATATCCCACATTCCATAGTGAGTGTTATCTATGACCAATAGCTTTTGCTTTTCCCTTTCGGTTAAGTTAGGCATTTTAATCACAGGTATATCTTGGATTCCTAATTCTAAACAAGCTCTATACCTTTGGTTACCTCCTAAGATTACGTTGTTTTCATCTATGATTAAAGGCTTTGCTTCTAATAGTTTTGGGTCATCTTGAATAGACTTAACCAACTTTGCAAAGTCATCACCATCAATTTTTCTTGGGTTATTTGGGTTAGGCTTGATTTCGTTGATGTTCATTATCGGTTTTTTGTTGGTGTTCGTATTGATGGCATTTGTATAATTGGCTTCTTTTTGATTTGCTCAAAGCCTACAAAATTGCCACACTTATTGCACTTAAACTGAATTGTAGTTAGCTCATTTTCCCAAGCATATCCTTCAACTATAGATTTGCACTTACAGGTGTAAATTCTTTTACTTAAAGTGTTTTTCATCGCCCTTGTCTATTATATGGTTTAACTGGCTTATCCTTTGGACCAGATGTCTTTTTGTACTTGCCACACTTTCTTTTACCAAAGCTCGTTTTTCCGCTATTAGTTAATTTAGCCATTATATTAATTTATAGTCTTTATGATTAGAATTTATTCTATTTTTTATAGTAGGTCTTGAAACGCAAAGATAAGTTGCACAATCTTGGAATGAGTAAAATATTTTATTTTCTGGTACATACAATACTTTTTTTGACATTGGGTGCTTTTCTCCAACTCTACCTAATGCTGGTTTTACTATTTTATTTCTTTCACTTAAATATGGTCTTTTAACTCCAATGTGCATTTTACCTTTAGATATATTACTAAGTTTAATCTTTGTGGCTTCTGCCATCTTTTGACCTTTTCTTGCTATTGAAATCTTTTTTGCAACTAATGGGTCTTTACTTATAGCTATGTTAGGATTTCTTACAATATTCATTCCATCCTTATTTTCCTTATTATATGTTCCAAATAGTCCTATATAAAACTGTTCCCACAAAATCATTTCACTATATGTAATATCTCCTAAATCAATTATTAGTTTATAAAAACTATCAAAACCATATTTCTTAATTGCAGATGAAGCAAACCTTTTACTTTTTGTATTTCTATATTCGTAAAACCTTTTATGCAAGTTTATAGTAGAACCAACATAAGTTCTGCCTTCATTATGGCTTAACAAATCAAAAAAGTAGACATATTTACTGCTGCTTACTTTTGCCATAATTGTTTATTAAATCTGCCATAAAATCAAATCTTTGTTCTTGTGTTTCACCAAATACATAGTGTGTAGTTCCATCAATCTCAAAAACATAGCAAGGATAACCTGCTATTTCTTGCTCTTTGCACGTTTCAAATATGTTTGATTCTAAGGTCATTTATATTTCTCTATTATTTCTTCTAATTCGCTTCTTTGCCATTTCTTTAGCCTATTGTTAACCGCTTCAAACTCCAACTCCTTAACCGCTTTTTCACCTATCCTTTCAACTAATCCAATTCGGTACATTGCTTGGTTTCCGTGCTTAAACATATTGCACCCAGCACATTGTAAATGAATATTCCATTCGTTAAACCTTAAAGCCGAATACCCTTTAACTGTAAAGTAATGTCCAGCTTGATTACCATTATAGCTTCCGCAACTAATACAAGGCAATCCTTCATCTCGTTTCCTTATATACGCATTTACTACCTTTTGGGTTTTTTCTAACAATTTTGGTAAAGGTATTAATGGCATAAAGCAAAATTAGGGTTACTTTTTCAATCTAACAACACAAAGTCGGTCATTGTGCTTGTAGCGTTTTTTGTTTATTGGGTTCATATAGGTCATAATCGTTTTATAGTCAGTACCTAAAAACCTAATCGCCTTTGCTATTGACCTAAACCATATTTCCTCTTTTGTATCTAAATAAATTAATCTTACCTCAATGTTGTTGTCTATTCCTGTCATATTTAGCTATGTCATTTAATAAATTTATTAATGGTATCAAAAATGCTTTAGAAGTATTCTTATCACCTCCAACTTTTAAATATTTATTTTGTTTATAATAATTTCTACATACACCTTTTAAACTATTAATTGGTAATATTAATGCAGAATCTAATTCACTCATTCTATATATCCAATAGTCAGCAGTTGTTGTAGATAATCCACTTGGCAAACCTCTTGACTCATATTCTATAAATAAATTTCCTGTTGTATGAATTTTTCGGTCATTTTTTACTTCAACCTTATACCCATTTGATAACATTTTTTTTACCCAATCTTCGGCTTGTTCCCCAAATTCTAAATCATATGTAAAACTGTTTGAATATTTCATTTTATTATACGCTTTAATTCAAAGTATAAATGAGCAGTTAAATAAATGCAACAAGCTAATGGAACTGATATCAGCATAAACTTTGCTAATTCATAAATAAATGTTAATTGTTTCATAATTGGTTTTGTAAAAATAGGTACAAAGTGTAACGTTTGCACTCGTTTTTGATAAATATTTCGTTATTTAATTTATCCAAGTCTTTAGGTGTTTTAGCCATCACCTTGTAATGTGCTATTATCTTTTTCTTTATTTGGTCTGCTTTATGTGGACTAAGATTTTCCTTGTTTAGTTCCTTTCGTTTCCATAGTACATCAAAAGCCATCGTATTTAGCAACTCCCAGCCTCTTTTAGCCGACTTATTCCAATTTTCGTACAATGCCTCAATAATTTCATCATCATTAATTTTAGGTATCTCTACTGGTTGCGGTTCTACATAGGTTTTTTGTCTTACTTGCAAAGCTATCGGCTTATAAGCTGCCATCACATCACCAAAGAATTTAGGGGTAAACATAATCGCTTTGTCAACTGATAATTTCCCCATTGCGTAAAGTTCAAAAGCTACTCCTAATTCTTTTAGTTTAAAGTTGCCATAATTCTTAATAACAAATTCGCATAAAAATTGAAATAACTCTATTGTAGGTGTTTGACATCCGCTTAAAGCAATACAGGTTTTTAAATGCTCTTTAACCTCAATAGGTGAGCATCTGCTAACACTCATTGTATCTAAAGCAACCACAACCTTTAATTCATCTGGTTCAAGTTTATTATAGATTTCTAAGGGCATTGGATTGCTGCTCTGTAAAAGTTGGTTTGCGATTGTAGCTAATTCCTGTTGCATTTGTTTCGTTTTTAAGTGCAAAAAAACCCTTCCAGCCTTTTGCTAATGATTGTTCAATTATTTGTAGTGCAATTTGTTCATCACCATTTGATAGTTTTACCAAGTCTTTTAAAGCTGCTTGTTCGCTTTGTGGAGTAGCGTATGTAAACTTAAATTGTTTTCTTTTAAATTCCTTCCACATTTCCCAATAATTTAAAAATTCTTCACTTTCAAATGGCATTGTTACCATTACCTTAACCTTATCCTTAACCATTACCTTATCCATAACCATATCCTTGTCCCCTTGCAATGGGCTTTCAAGGGGCTTAAAGTTATCTATTTCGTTTTTATACTTTTGTAAACTTTTAATAATTCCAGTATGAGCTTTGTTATTTTCACTTAAACCGCTTGGATATTGAAACTCAATAAAACTTGGTATAAACCACTTTGTCCCATTATCTAAAGGAATTATTTTTTCCGCAAAATATTGTATTGCCTTTTTCTCATCCAACTTTTCACCAATCCTTATTTCAGCTACTTCTAAATCAACTTGCCAAATTCCAGAATGGTCGCAGTCATCACAAATGTATAACCAAAGGAGCTTGTAAGGGGCTTTTAAAGACCTTATAAAAGGTTTTTTCCACTTTTCTGTGTCTGTAAATCTCTTTGCCATAAAATAAAATAGCCCCATCAGATTCCCCCCAGTCGCATTGGGGGTTCAAATCAAGGGCAATAAGTTGCTAATAGGTATGCGACACCTAATACAAAAATACATTAATTAACCGAATACTGTGCTATTTGCTTCTTATTTTTTAGCTTAACAATGGTAGTTTTTATGTTCATACCATCGTTTCTAAGGTCTGCTATTCGTGCTGCTAATCTGAAGCAACCGAACTTGTTTAAAGCATCAATAGGGGTTAACTTTCTACCTTTATTTAGGTAGTTTGCGATTTGTTGGTTTTGGCTCATAGTTGTAGGTTTTAAATTTGCGCTTAACGTTATCGCCCAACGAGGGGTTGTTTTAGAATGGTTTAATCTTCTTCTGTTAATATTATTGATTTGATATAACCTTCGTGATACTCTTTAGTATCAAGCAATTGAAGATTGTCAATCCTTCTATACATCATTCTCTCTTGGTCATAAATTATAAATCTATGTGCTTTTTTATGGTCTTTACCACTTAACCATATTATATCTTTATAATGTTCTGCATTATAAGACCAATGATGTTTTTCTGCTCCTTCAAATGGCTTATGCTTACTCATACTTTGTGATTTTCTTGAAGCCTTAAGTTTCTCTGGATATTTAGTTACCCAAGCTAATTGATTTTTATAATTTCTTTTAGCTTGACCTGTATAAAGTCTTTGATGTTTTTCCCTACCCCTTTTCCTTTCTTTAATAATGAAATTAGGGTCATTCTTTTTATTTGCATAATTTTCTAATGCTTCTTTCTTATTACAAAGTATGCATTTATTTACCCTACCATCTTTCATTTGAAAATGTTTGTAAAATTCATCTAAAGGCTTTAGTTCGTTACATTTAAAACATTGTTTCATATTATTATTTTATACAAATATAATGAATTAAAATGGTAACTAAAATATTTCCATTTTAGAAGGGCAAATCGTCCTCCGATTCTTGTTGATTTACGGCAAATTCCTTTTTACCTGTTGGTGCGTTATAAGAAACTTGCTTACCTCTACCACAGTAGTTTTTCTTTGCCTTTTCTGCTCGTTCTTCCATTGTTTGGTTATTCCATACTGTGTGCGTGTTTCCTTTTTCATCTGGTTGCTTTAAAAAGTCAGTAGCTACGTTTGCGTAGTGTTTGCCGTTTTTAGCTTCTTTCCAGTTGATTTCCTCTTTGCAAATGTTTAATACAATCATTGTTTTTAGTTTTGGTGTTTATTTAATTGTTCTTGTTCTAATGCTATTTCGTTTTGTCTATCTTGTTCTAACTCCTCCTTATCTTCTTCTTCCCAATCGCAATGTTCTAAACAATCTGGACAAATTCCAATTTCATCAAAAGTGGTGTGTGCGCCGCAGCAAGTTGAATAAGGCATAATTAATCGTTTAAATAGTTTTCAAATACTTCAAATTTATCAGCTAACATTTGATAAGGAATGTAATCCCTTTTAGGTTGCTCTAATAACTCTGGGAAGTGTTTTTGTTTATGTAGTTTAAGTTTATACTTAGCTAAATTTAATTGATGAATCATTTCACTTGCGTTTTGTGGATAGCTTGTATCAACTTTGTAATTCCAAAACTTAACTGCTTCTCTTAAATCCCATAATCTGCTTAATGGTGTCATAAAGTTTGTTTTTTCTTGGTAAATAATTTAGTTACTTCTTTGTCGGCTAATTCTTGATTCAATGTGTAAAGTTCAGCCAATTCGTTTGTGCTTATGCATAAGTCAATAGCTAACTCCAAATCATCAAGATTATCGTGCGTTTTAATGTAGGCTGGCTTTTCATCACTTTGAGCCATTTCATCACCAGTGTAAAGTCCGCTTAAATCATTAGGATATGCTCTGCGAAGCGCCAAACTTTCTGCCACTTTTGCCAACATTGTGTGAGGCATTTTTGACCATAAACCCATAGGTTTTCCTTCGTTTGTTGTTTGGCAGTATTCATCCCAGTAAGCTACTCCGACCGCTGCTTCATATCTTACATCTCCCCTAAACTTAAATACTGATACCTTACAAGAAATTAACTTACCATCTTGTTCTACAAATACAGGTTCGCTTTGTCCACCATAGTTTCCGCTTCTTTCAGCGATTACTCGGAATCCATCAATGCTTGTTTGAATGGTCATTTTTTTAGCCCATCCGTTTTGCGTTTTAACGTTCCTGTGGATGCAATAAATCTGTCTTGATAACGCATCAAGTCCTGTCCTTTGTGCTTGATAAAGAAATAGCTTTAGTTCATCAACTGTTGCTTCTGGAGCAATCTGCGATTTTACTAACTCTACTTGGTCTTTCGTGTACGAAAGTTGTGGCTTTTTAGCCAGTTGTTGTTCGTTCATATTGGTTGGTTTTAGAGTTTAAAATTAGGTAGTTTAGTGTTAATAACCAAATTAAAGTAGCACATTTAAGTTGAAAATGTCATTTTTTATGGTATCATCAAACTTATTTGTCAATTGTCCACGAATCTTTTGGATTGAGTGTAAAACTGTTGTCCTATCCCTGTTAAACAATTTTGCTATTTCCTCGCCGTTTAATTCAGTCTTTTCCTTAGTAAAGTACATAGTCATTTGCCTTGCCAAAGTAACCTCCTCGCCTCTATATTTAGACATCATTTTTCCGTAGTTAATTTGGTAATAATTGCACACTTTTTCGGCTATTTGAATTGCATACTCTTTTTGTTGTTCTTTGTCCATTCTTATTGTTTTTATGTTTAAATGTTTGTCTAATAAATCCTTTAATTGATTTATCTCTTGCTTTAGTTTTTTGTTTTTTTCTCGCAAAACCTCAATTTCAAGTTCTGCCATATATGTCTTGTGGACTTCTCTCATAATGCCTTTATTTCTTTTTCAACTTCTATTAAAAAATCTTGTCTTTGGTCTATTTTTATTATCATTTTTTCATCTATTTCTTCATCATAATTTCTTATATAAGCTAATTCTGCTATCATTTCATCTACTGCTATTAATGCACATTGTTGAGCATTATGAGAATAATATGGATAATTTGTCCTATCTGGATTATTAAATTTATCAAATAATTGTATTGCTTTTTCTTTTGGTGTCATATTAAAAATGTAAAAGGTTTATTGGTAACATAAAGTCCTCCGTTAATGTATAAAGGTCTAAGATTAAAAAATGGTAGCTTTTAAGGATTCTGCGCTGGATGTCATTCATCCTTGCAATTTTGATTAATAAATCCTCCTCGCTAATCATTGTCCTTGTGTCATCTAAACCTCGCCTCCATTCAGCAAGGTCAGCCTCAAATAGATTTTGCCTTCCTTGTGCTTGTTTTAGCAGTTCCAGTAGCGTTGTTGCTCTTTTGTGCAACTTCAGTTGTTTCTCTTGATAAATTAGTTTGCTCATATTGTTTTAGGATTTTATAAACCAACTTACTTAAGGTTATGCCTTTGTTGTCAGCTTCGGTTTGTAGGTTAGTCTTGATTTGGTTGGTTACTAATGTTGTTATTAGGGTTTTCATAGATTTCTTTTATGCCTTCGGCTAATTCCTTACAGGCGGTTACTGTTTCTTTTACATAGCCACTTGGCATTGTCTTTAGTTTAGTTTCTAATGTGTAAATAAAGGTTTCAATTGCGTTCATAAATTAGTTTTTATAGGTTTTTTCAAAATAGTTTATACCGCCTTCAAATTCAAACCACTCATCTCTTTTGCTATTCCATACGTTTATTTCGCCATCGTCAAATGCTTGTTCAATTTGCCTTTCTTCAATATGTAAATATTTATCTTCAATAGTTTTAGCTAATTGTTCTGGAAGGAATGTAAATGTGTGAGCAGTTTTAATGTACTCTAATAGTTCTTGCATTGCAGTTTTCATAGTTAAATGTTTTGAAGGATTGCGGTAATTAAAAATGCCACGCATACAATAATAAATGCGTAAAGTGGTTTGATGCTTTCAGCTTTGTAGCGTTCGTTTGCTTTCTCTTGTGGAGTTTTTAGTCTGTTCATATTGGTTGTTTTTGGTTTAGGATTCAAAGATAGGGTAAAACCTTATAACTTTATCAAACAAGTCAATTATTTTAAATAAATGTGATGAACGGCAAATAATAAGGATAAATGGTATAATTTGACTTATAAGGGATAAATATGTATCAAAAAGTGCGTTTTATGACACATTATCGTACGAATAAGTGCTAAAAAACCACCCTAATAAGACTAAAAGGGTGGCTAAACCTAAGTTCTCCAATATGAAAGCCAAAGATATATAAAAAACCCCACCTTTTTAGGGGTGAGGAACTATGAACGAACAACTATTTAGAACCATCTTGCAATGGTGTATCGTTAGAATTATCTACCATTCGGTATCCTTGTTGCCAAAGAACCTTACATAAAGTTACACTTTTCTCAATAATTGCATCTTCATCATCCATTGGATTAAGTATATGTAAGCACTCGTGTAACAGGATTTCAAGCTGCTTCTTGCCTTTTAGCCGTGAGTCAATATAAACTACACCATCACTTTCAGCAATGCCGTGAGCCTGTTCCCTACCTAATTTGCGATATATGATTTTAATCTTCATCTTTTAATAAAGCTAAATCTGGTCTGTCTATTTCTTTAAATATAAGTTTCTCACCACCTCTTATCTTGCCTAATGTTAATTTGATTTCTTGCTCTAAGTTGTGAAGTTCAATTAGTTTAGTAACTAACCATTGCTCTTGTTGTATTGGTGTCAATTTTGCAAAGTTTTTAGGGTATCTCATATTAGAAAATTTTGTTTTTATAGATTCTTTTATTTTGCACCGAATAGTAACCTTCAACATCTTTTTCTAATATCGCAAACCCTTGTGAGTAATTATCAACGTGCTTACAATATTCCACGTTAGGATGCATCAAATGTCCAGTGGTCCAGCAAGTAAACACTTCCTCATCAAATTGATTCTTGGTTGTGTAAGATTGCACTTGATGAACGTGCGAAGCTATTGCCGACTGCTTAACCCTATCGTATAAAGTTTTAGCTGGATTTACACCGCTTCCCCTTCTAAATGTAGTATCGCCGTGAATAATAGGTAACTTGCCGAACTTAACGTGGTCTATATTTTTAATTGGAATAATGTTAAAAGTATTTAGCATCAATATTTCCTCAATGTCAAACTTACCGCTTAACCCTAATAACTCTGGTGCTTTGGTTCGCATATACCTTTCGTACCTAAATTCGTGATTCGCATCTAAGTTGTAATAAATCGGAATCAAAGGGAATGATGCTCTTATAAATCCAAGCATCTCAATTATCGCCTCGTGTTCTTCATCAAACTTTCTTACTCTTGGGTCTTTCTGGAAATCACTTAATTGGTAAAAGTCAACCAAATCACCATTGATAAATAATGAATCAATCTTTTGTTCCTGTAAGTATTTAAAGCAAACCTCAATCGCTTTAGGGTCGTGAAATGGCACTTGTAGGTCGCTAATAAAACCCATCTTCTTAATTCCTATTGGCAAACAGTAAACAACCTTTTCTTCTACCCAAGTAGGCGGTTGAGCAAAGTTTGAAGCAGTACGTTTAAAATCTTCTATAAATTGCTTATTAGTTCCTTTTACACTTTTAGTTTCGCCAGTCTTACCCCTATAATAACGTACCAAATAACGTACATTTTCTTGATTGTCAAAGTGTGCTGATTGCTCCTTCATAATCAAAGAAGCTAAAGTATTAGAAGGCATCCATTGAGGATATTTAGCTAAATAGTCCAAGACTATTTGACCACTCATTGTGGTTTTGCTTCCGCCTTTTTTTGTTGTTGCCATAGGTTTATTTTAGGTTAGTGAGTTTAGAATCAAATCTGCTTCCTCCTCCCTTCTTTTTACAAGTCCATCCAATCCTACATTTTCCCAGAGTCTTTTAGACCTTTCTATTTGGTCAGCTATGCCCTCGTAATCTTTTTTAGCCACAAGGTCAACTATTGCTCTCATTTCCTTTCGCCTATCGCCATCTAACTTATTACCCCTGTTATATATCATTGAAACCAACGCACCTCTTGTGTCCTCGTTTAAAGTGTCAAGTTCTGGATAAATAGCCTTTGTCAACTTATAATATTTAGGAATGTCATAATTTATAAATACTTCGTATGCTACATTAAAAGGCACTTTAACATTTAAAATTTCACCTCTTAACATTGATTTAGCTTGTTGACCTTTTAATCCAACAACTGGTCTTAATGCGTTAATAAAATTAAGATTAAGATTTGGACTCCATACGGCTAAAAATTCTTTTTCCTTCATATAGCCTAAATCAGCACCTATGCCAATAGTAATTCCACTATCCCCACCAGCCCATATTGGTTTTTGATACCTACGAGTATATACATCACGACCGCCCACTTCGTGTTTTATTATAAGGTCTATTGCCGATTTACTTATCATAACACTTGATTTATAAAGTAAACTAAACCAATTACCCACAATACAAAACCAATTGCAAATGCTCTTTTTTCGTTGTTTTCCATTATTTACTGAATTTATCAATAGTTGTTAAACCTGCAAATGCCATACTCATATAAAAAACTAAATCGCCTAAATGGTCGCTTTTAGTAATTACAAAAGTTACATAAAGACAAATTGAACCAATAAAAGCCAAAATCCTTTTGTGGCTCATAGCACCAACTTCATCACTAAACATTGAAATAATAAACTTTTTCATATTAAAACTTTTTATAGTATCCAAAAGAATATCCGTTCATTGTTGCCGTTGCCGTATATAAGGTGTTTTTAGCCGTTTTAAGTGCAATTGAACCGCCAATACCAATTTGTCCGTTTGAGTGCTTTAAATCGCCTATAAATCCCAAATAAAGCTGGTTCTTTAACTTTTGCTCTATTACTTTGGTAATTGTTATGGTCGGAAGGTTAAAATTGGCATTAAAACCCCTTCCTTGTATCTTGTTTTGACTGATTGTGTCTTGAATGTATGCGTATCCAATAGAATCTATGCGCATAGTATCGGAATAAACCTTTACTTGATTGTAGTCCTTTATGATTGTAATTGTGTCGGTTTCAACTATGTAAATTGTGTCTAAAACTACAAAAGGGATTGAATTTCCCTTTATAAACTTAGTAAAAGTTTTCTCTTGGTAAACTGTATCAGTTACGATTACAGGTTCACTTTTGGTGTATCGTGCCTCACTTCCGATAAAAAAGATTAGAACCGCCGTTAATAGAACGATTACTATCTCTTTCATTACTTGAATCTTTTGGTAGCCTTAATGTAATATCTCGCAGCTAAAATACCAGAAACAATAGCAATCAACGAAGCTATTAAAGAAACTATCGGCTGCACATTTGCAACACTAATAAATGCGGATGTTCCGCTAAGAATAGTTAATAAGTCCGATTGATTGCTATTATGTACCATTAGTCTTCTTTTACTTCTTGTGGTGGATTTTGTTCTGCGTTTAACTTACCCAAAAACTGCAATAACGGAAGCCCGTAAGCTGTGGGTATAGTATTTATAAACGCTTCTAATTCCTTGATTTGTTCTTGATTAATTGTTATCATAGTTTTTATTTTATATACAAATATAGTTAAATATTCAATTAAATTGATTGTTCAATATCTTCTTCAACAATTGGTTCTGGAGTAGGCTCTGGTTGAGGAGGTACAGGAGGTACATAATCCCCTATGATTGTAACATCAATTTCAGAAGCAACCCAGTTGTATGCGTAGTCATTTGTTGCCCAGTTGTCATAAACTTCTCCTGTCATTGTTAAGTTACCTTGTTGTAATTGACTTTGAGTGTCGCTTAAAAGTGCGTAGTAAAAAGTAGCTGAATTGCTTAGATTGTCATTTATACAATAAGCGTTAAGGATTGATGCCGTTCCTAAGTTTAGTGGGAATACCACAGGTTGTATTGTCTTCATATTATTTATTTTCTAATTGTTTTATTCTTTCCTCTAATTGCTGAATTGCTTTAATATAAACTGCGTGCATTTGGTCATAGTTAATACCCATTTTACCTGTTGATGGTGTTACAAAAACTGCTTCTGGAATAACATCTGCTATTTCTTGAGCAATCATTCCATTCTGTCTACCTTCTCCATAGTTTTTATACTCATCAATAAAATCAAACCATACAGGATTCATTTTAAGTATTTCACTTAAACCATAAGCAATAGGTTTAATATTTTCTTTTACCGATATATCGGAAACAGGTGCAGATAAAGTACCACTTGAATCTGCTAAAACTGCTCTACTTCCTGTTCCAGCTAAACTTGAGAATGTAGCAGCACCACTTGAATTGTTTATTGAAAGCCTTTCACCAAATGTTCCTACTTCAATATAAAATTTAGTTGCGTTTGCTCTTACTGCTGCTCGTTCAGTTCCTGCTGTGTATATTCTTAAAATACCATCACCTGATGCAGGGTCTACTCTGTATTCTCCATTTGTTGTAATAGTACCACTAAACCTTCCTGTACCATTAACATCTAGCTTATATCCTGCATCTGTTGATGTTCCTATTAATACATTACCACCCGATGTGATTCTCATACTTTCATTACCACCTGTACTAAATGTGATTGGAAGATAAGCACCACTTGCTCCATAAGTTGCAAATAATCCACATACACTTCCTGTATTACCAATACCTAAAAAAGATTCTGTTCCATTATTAGAATAAAAAGCAGCACCTCCATAAAGGTTTCCATTTGCTTGTTTAATATTTAATTGAGCATAAGTTGTATTTGTAGTATTAATAGCAACTGCACCACCGCTTGTAATTCTCATACGTTCGGTAGCAGCAGTATTAAATCTTATAAATCCAGAACTATTTTCATTATTAATTTTTAACCCATTATCGTTACCATCATAAGCAATAAATCCATACTGCGTTGTAGGAGCATCTGAATCTCTTAAATAAAGTGCTGCGCCCGTTGCTGATTGAATATCTAACGCTCTACCGTATCCGATAGAATCTGTCGGCGATGTCGTTCCGATACCAACATTGCCATTTGATGCTTTTATAAATAATCTTGTAGTACCAGCGTTATCAGTATCAAATAATAAATCTTTATCATTACCACTTGCTCCAAATGTTCTAATCCTTGATTGGTTATCTTGTACTACACATTCAAAAGTATTTCCTGTTCTTATTAATTTTAAAGAAGTATTTGTTGCTCCAACAGTTGAAGTTATATTTCCAGCAGTATCTAAAGTACTTGAGAATGTAGCAGCGCCAGTACCTGCAATAGTTAAAGCATTTATTGCTGTTCCTCCTGTTTTAGTTCTAAAGTATATATTACCTGAATTATTGTTGTAAGTATTATCTATATATAGATAACCTGCATTATCATCATAAGCAATACTGCCTCTGTAACTTGGAGTTAAACCTATTAATATTTGTCCTGATGCAGAAGATGCAGTACCTATTGAAGAACCACCAATTACTAATAAACCTGCTGTACTTGTTGAAGCAGAACCTACTTGAACACTACTTGAGAATGTAGCAGCACCAGTGGATGCAGCAATAGTTAATCTTGTTGTTCCATCAGTAGAAAACACCATTGCTCTATTAGCATTGCCATAGATATTATAAGCATAATTACCTTTACCAAATCCGCTACCAGTTGAATTATCAATACCTACATAAAGCTGACCTCCATCGTTGAGATATCCAGCAATAGCTTGGTTTGTGCCAGTTGAAGGCTGAACATTTATAGTTGATGCAAACGTAGCACTTGTACCACTTAAAGCACCAGTAAGCGTACCACCAGTTAAAGGTAGGTAAGCAGATAGGTCGCTTGTAAGGGCAAGAGTACCTGTCGCACTTGGTAAAGTATAAGTATAAGTTCCATTGCCTATTGTAGAACCAAAATCAACTTTACCAACTGTAGAAATAGTTATTGCATTAGTATTATTACTTGATTTAAATAATATTGCAGAACCATTTTGTGCAGCTATTTGTAAAAAAGAACTACTACCTGTTATGCCACCATAATTGCTTCCACCAACTGTTTCAGGGAAACTAATACCACCAACTGCTGAAATGCCTAAACTAAACGTAGCACTTGTACCACTTATTGGGTTACCAAATACGTTATTAGTACCATTCCATTGATATCTTATGTTACCTGCTCCGTCTGCTAAGATGATGTTATTAGAAAGAGTAGAAGATAAACCTGTTACTGTGCCAATAATTGTGTTTTGGCTTCCTGTTGTTATACCACTACCTGAATTATAACCTATTGCTATATTTTGACTTCCTGTTGTAATATTTGCTAATGCTTGACTACCTAAAGCAGTATTATAATTACCAGTAGTATTAGCGTTTGAAGCAGACCTTCCAACCGCAACATTATATTGACCTATTGTGTTAACACCTAATGAACTAACACCAACTGCAACATTTGATTCTCCAGTTGTATTTGATTGTAATGAAGCAGTACCTAACGCAGTATTTTGCGAACCCGTTGTGTTAGCAATTAATGTACTTGCACCTACTGATGTATTGTTTTGACCTGTGGTATTTACATAAGATGAAAAACTACCTATTGCAGTATTATTAGTTCCAGTCGTATTTTGTTGTAATGCAACATTACCAATTGCGGTATTATTACTACCAGTAGTATTATTATATAATGATGCAGCACCTAATGCAGTATTTTGTGAACCTGTTGTATTTGTATATAATGAACTATATCCTAATGCAGTATTATTAGTACCAATTGTGTTATAATTTAAACTTAAACTACCAATTGCAGTATTAAAACTACCTGTTGTATTAGCAACCATTGCACTACCTCCTACCGCAGTATTATATCCTCCTGTTGTATTTGAATTTAAAGCAGACTGTCCTATTGCAACATTATAAGTACCTGTTGTATTTGTAGCAAAAGAAGCTAACCCAAGTACAGTATTTGTACTTACTGAACCAGCACCTCTACCAACTGTTAAACCATTAACAAAAATATCAAGTGAAAAAGTCTTACTGCCACTAAATGTCTGCGTTCCTTCTAAAAGTGCTAAAGTACCAGTTATTGCTGGATATGTATAATCATTAATTGAAGCCGTTGGGAATATAAAGTTTCCACCACCTGTACCATCTGAATAACCAATTCCTACTCCTGTTGTTGCAGCGAATTGTGAAACATAAGTTGGTGTTGTAACTCCTAATCCTGCTTTTTTTAATAAGAAAGTACTATTTAAGATAAGATTAGTTGCTACAGTTAATGCCGAAGCAGATAGTGAATTACCTCCCAAATTAACACTTGCGGTTGCTCCTGTATAAGGAACGTATGAACTTAGATTGCTTGTTAAAGCAAGAGTTCCTGTTGCATTTGGGAAAGTGTATGTATTAGATGTTGATGGTGTAAATTCTAAACTATTAGAATAAGGTGTTCCACTAATTAAACTTGTAATTATTAAAGTATTTTCAAAAGCATTTAAAGCGGTATATCCATTAGAAGAAGATATTACACCATTTTTTAATAAAACACCTTCTTCTCCTTTTATAGCATCATTAAATGTTTTAATTCCTTCAAATGATTGGCTTCCTATTGTTACTAAACCCCTATTTGTTGCACTTGCACTTGGTATGTTAAAAGTATGTGTATCGCCACTTGAAACGATATTAAAATCAGTTCCGCTTGTTCCTGTTGTTAGATATTGAGATTGGTCAGTTAAGTTATTTAAAGAAGTCAAACCATTTGAGAAAGTAGTAACGATTTGACAAAGCCTATTGTCTTCAGTATAAAGAGTTACAGTCTTTGAAGCTACGTTTGCAAATACTCTAACCGCTAACCTATCCGTAACCGCCATAGCCGATAAAGGCATAGCCACACTTGTAAAGTAAGCATCAACAGTTGTTGTGTTTGTTAATTGCTCTGGAGTAGCTACGTTTGTCGCTAATAAAGTAAAAGTAGAACCATTGTATTTATAAATCTCAACATAAAAAGAAGCCAATGCACCGCTTGATGCACTTACATTCATAAAAAACTCAACGTTCCAGTTACCACTCGGAATTGACACCACATCTGGGTCATTAGCATCCGTAATAAATTGAGCAATCAAACCATCACTTGAAGTTGAAAAGTTAGTTCCTGTACCTACTATTGCGTTTCTACTCATTTGGTAATAAGTAGAACCACCAAAAGTGCCTTGATTGACACTTCCGTTTAAATAATAAGAAACCGAGCTACCACCACCACTTGAAGTAGGGAAAATAGCCAAAGTACCATCACCCCTCACATATTGATTTGCAGCACCATCTAAAGCGGTTATTACCCCACTATTAGCCACTACTGGACCTTGTATATCCCTAATCTTTGCTTCGCCTGTAACTTGTAATTGACTCATAATATTTTATTGAAATAATCCACGAATATACTCCCCAGCTTCTAAAGGTCTACCAAAAGTAAGAACCCCAGTTGAACTTATAAACTTAACATCATCACCTGTTGGAGTTCCCGTTGTTAAAATGTTTTGCGCATCCACACCACCTCTTGAAACGTACAAACAAGCATAACCGATTGTGTCCGCAAAAGTAATTGATGTTTCGCCACCACTTGCCGTGTAACCTTTTGTCTTAACAGGATTTGCACCTACTATAATCACACCGCTTGGGTCAACCTCCGTTCCTGTTGTATTGTATGCACCTGTACCTTGTAGGCTTACGTTATATGTAGCCACATCTCTAACAGGAGCATTTATTGCTAAACTTGATATATTACAAGTTCCGTTAATAATTGTTAAACCATCAACTCCGTTATCTACTACGAACTTGATTTCTATTGGTTCTCTTGCTAACTGCTTTTCAAGCATAAACAAATAAGAAAAACCACTTAAAATAATCAATCCATCACAAGTTACATTCCAAGTAGCCACATCATTTTTATACTCTCTAAACCAAGCTGAAGCATAAGATGTTACTTCTTTTTGGTCTACGTTCACATTAAACGTACAATTTGTACTACACGCAAAAGCGACATCAACCTCTGGGTCAACATCTGTTCTATGCCAATAAAGCATCACATTTTTTCCGTTTACTGCGTTTGCCATAATACAAATTTAGTCTTTTATTTTACTGTATATTATATTTTATTGTTTCAACGGAATCATTATCCACGTTTGTTATTTCTATAAGCTGAAAAGAATCTACTTCATCAATTTGTGGGATAACGCTACCTCTATTTAACATAAATGTTTTATCATCATAAGAAAGTGCATTAGTTGACAAATCTTGTACCGAATAAACTTTGTCTAAATAGTTTAATCCTTTAGCAGTTTTAAACTTTCCTAAATCTGCTTCTAAAGTACCAAAGTTCTTATTTAATAGGTTAGAATATTGTCTAGCTATAAGCATTGGTAATAACTCAAAAACATTAGTTGTATCTGGATAACGATACCAATTTTGATAAGATATGCCATCAGCATCTACTAAATTTCCTACGTTATTATTAACTGCAAAGCTATTTAAGAAACTTCCATAAGGTTGGTCAATTTCTTTAATTGTAGTATTTTCATTGCCAATTTGTCTAGTTACATCTACTGAACGAATTGTTGTATAATTTTGAGTTATAGAAACACTTCTAATACTTATTGATTCATATTGTGGGAATGGAGTTCCACCATCTACTAAAAATCTTAATTTAACGTGTCCTTTAACTGATGCGCCACTTGGAGTATTTTGTGTGTTTATTAAAACCTTTAATGAATAATCAGTATAATTTCCTTCATCTACTTTATTAATATCTACAAAAGTATATGCAGTTTGCCAAGCATTTGAACTATTATAATAATAAGTAATAGATGTGGCTGGATTTGTAATTGTTATAATAAGTTTTGCTTTATTACCAGAAACACCAATTCTATATGCAAATTTTATGTCAAAACTTGGTCCATTCATATATGGTAAATACATATAAGGATTTAAAGGAGGAACAACTTGTTGCATTTCTACATAAGAAGAAGTGCCTACCCCAATAGGTTTTTGAATGCTTAATGTATTAGAAGATAGTTCATCATCTATTGTTAAATTTACATAAATTTGACTAGGAGTGCCACTTGTAAATAAATCCCATCCATAAGGGAAAGGATAAAATGATGGAGGAGTATCTCTATTATAATATCCTTTAAAATTGCCATTGTGAACATAGTTATCTGCATATCTAAAATCTCCTTTTACAATTATTTTAGGATACCCTTTTCTAACTATTTTATTTTGAGCATTATTAACAAAATGAACATTACCTTCTTGATATGGCTCAATAGTTATGTTTTTATCTATTGTTCCACTACCTGCATTACTTACAGTTGGATAAATAACATAATTAGTAAAATATCTTGTAGATAAAGCCATTTGGTTAATAGCTAATATTTGCCATTTACCATCGCTTTGAAATAATCTGCACCCAAAAGATTTAACAATATTATCTAAAACCTCGTAATAATTTAATCCTACAAAATCCCTTCTATATTGGTAAGTTTGTGAAAATGGTTCATCTCCAGAAGCATCTCCTCTATCAAACATACCTTCTGCATAATAAGAACAAGAAGTAAGTAATTCAATAGGGTCTGGATAATTAATAATATTTAAAGTTTCTGCAATTACATCAATAAGCCTATTAGTTTCATTTATACTTAAACCTTCTTCATAAATAAAATCCGTATATTCTAAAAATGATAATCCATCAATAGCTACTAAATCAACTTGAAGATTACCTGTTGTAAAAGGTATTTGAACATAATCGTTAAATAAAAATCCACACCATAAAAGAGTATCCCCATTATATAATTTAACAAAATATTTACGAATGTCAAAACTCAATATAGTAGGAAAATCTTCACCATCTTCTTCTGTTGTTAAAAAAGATATATTTAATTGTGATGAAATAATACCAGCTAAAGGTTCATCATTACTAGCATTAGACTCTAAACTAATATTAATAGCATCATAACTTTTTACTGAAAGAGTATAATCCTTTTCGTAAATTCTAGCTATTAAGCTACTTCCATCTCTTAACACTTGTGTTATTGTGTATCTTTGTCCGTATGGCATTAGATTAAACTTATATTTTGACCTTTAAGGAATGAAGATTTTTGTGTTCTATTTATAGCTACTAAAAGGTCTTGACCTCTTAAAACCGCTACATTATTTCCGCCTGTATTATAGCCGCTTCCACTCATTGCCCCTGCATTAAAAGAAGTTTGCATAAAAGTATTTAATTTACTTAATGGTAAAACTGCTTCTGGACCAGCTTCTCCAATCATAGCAATAGACGCACCATTTGTTATACCACCTTCAGCTAACCTTTTACCACCAAATGCACCTTGCAATGCACCACTAGCAGCAAAAAGTGCTTTAAGTTCTGGAAATGCAGTAAGTATTGCTTGAAATATTACTGCTTGTAGTATGGCTGCTGCTATTGATTTAGCTATATTTAAGAACATATCTGCAATTGCTTCTAAAGGATTTGTTCCTTCTTCAAAAGCAGCAAATACATCCATAATTCCAGATGTTAAATTACTAGCTAACATATTAGCAAAATTCTCGTAAGCCTGTGATAATTCTTTTATTTTTTTCTCCTCTGCATCATAAGATATAATTCTAGACTTAGCATCCTTCATTAAAAAAGCACCTAATCCAGTTTCGTTAGATTTATCTGTTAATTCTTTAGCTTGTTTAGCAAAGTAACCACCTCTTTTTTCTTGGTCTTCTCTTTTTTCAGATGGTAAAGTAAATAATTTTATTCTTTCATTTTTAAGAACGTATTGTGCTTCTTTAAGTTGTATTTTTAATTTAGCAAGATATCTTTCAGTATCGGCTAACTCTTGCTTAGCCATTATTTTAAAATCAGATTCTTCAGTAGTTAGAGGATTATCTGAAGGAGCGCCAAATATTCTCCTTAGATTAAACTGCATATTATCCCCTAATGTCTTATATGTTGCAGCTATATCTTTTAAAATATAAGCGTCATTATCTAAATTATCTATTTCCTCTTTTCTTGCTTTTGCTGCTCTTTCTTCTGCATTATCACTTCCAGCAGGTGCTAAAAAACTTATTGTTCTTTGTAAAATTGTAGGCTCTAATGGTGCAGTTTGTTTTTGTAAAGATTCAACCTGCCTTTTTGCTGCTTGGTTAAGTGCTTCAGTAGATATAGCTTTATAGTACATCATCTGAATGTAATCATCAGCCCCATCTCTAAGGAATTTTTCCGCAGTAGCTAAATCATCTGTTTTTTTAATTGTATCTCCTAAAGTAGAATTAAATTTCTTTAAGAATTGCTCTTTTGAAATAATTCCATTAGTATAATCATCGTGTGCTTGATTAAGTGTGTTTATTTCATTAGTAGCTTTTATATAACCTTCTTCAGCCTCTTTAAAAACGGCTGATTCCAATTTCATTGCTTGGGTTACACCACTAAGTTTTTTATTTGCAAAATCACTTAATTCATCTCCAAATGATATAACTAATGAAGACGCAACACCTAAAGCAAGACCAATACCAGCTGGACCAGTTAAACCAGCAGCCATAGCTTTTAATGCACCACCTGTTCCATTTGTTCTTTTTGATAACTGCTGAAAAGATTCAAGTAAAGGATTTAAGTTATTTGCAATACCAATAAAACCATAAGATGCGTCTTGTGCTACTCTTGATACATTTGATAAAGCATAAGTTGCGTCAGCGGTAGGTCTACCCATTTTACTCATCTGTTGATTCATAGATGAAATGGTAGTATTTAGATTTTTTATTTGACCATTCAAATAATTAATCTCTCCAATATTAGTTGCTTTCTTTAAGGCAGCTTCAAATTGTTTTAATAGATTTTGTGCTTTTATTAACGATGACTCAAAGTCTGTTGTATTAGCACCAATATTAATATTTAAATCTATAATCTCTGCCATCTTTATTAATTTACTCCGTACAATTTAAGTGTCCTTGCCAATTGTTCTTGTGTTATCATCACTCTTTCTTCATCAATATCAGCTTCATCTAATTCTGGAATACTCCAAAAAGCCTTCATACTTTTAGGTGTTTTCTCGGTAGTAGAACTTAAATATACAATATAGGCAAGGTTTCTTGTCCTTGCCCATTCGTTTAACTCATTTCTTTCCTTACCTAAAACGATAATGGAAAAGTCCTTCCAAGTCATATCCCAAAATTCATTTGGTCTTATTCCACACTCCGCAGCTTTAACTAAGACATCATCCCAGCTTAGCTTTGTTAGGCTTTTTTTTTTCTTCTTCCTTTTTTACACCTGTAATGGTGTGGACTGTACTTTCAACGATATATTTTAAATAGTCAATTATTTGACCTTCTTCGCTAAAAATAGAACCCACTTCATCAATCCATTCACAAGCATCATCAATGGTATATATTACTTCATCTTTTTTGCTTACACAAGCAGATTTGTAACCAATGTAAACAAGCTGGACTATAATGTCTAAACTTGTTTGAGCCGTTGCAAGAACTTTGAAGTACTCATCAATGCCGATATTGTTTTGTTTAGTAAACTCACGCATTGCCCAAGTACCCCACTTTAGGTGGATTGTGTTGTTGTTAGTTTTTAATTGGAACATAGTTTTTTTTATTTATTATACAGTTTCAGTTTGTGTGATAGGAGGTACACTTACAACAAAAGTTGCAGTAAATTTAACATCATCCTTATCAGCAGCATTAACATTAAAGTTGCTAATGAATACTAATTGACCAACACCACCATAAGTGATATCACCTGCTGTTGGAGTAGCTTTACCCATCTTAATTGCAAACAATGTTTGTGCAGCGTGAGCAGCATACAATTGTTGGTAGCTATCTTTAGAAGGAGTACCTGTTTCATCAATCGCAAAACCTTCACATTCAAAAGATTGGTTAAAAGATTGATTTGGAGTGTACTGGTCGCCACACTTAGAAGTTGCATCAATTGTTCCTAAAGTTGATGTCAAAGAGTTAGAAGTCAAACAAGCAACTGGCTTGAATGTTCCGTCATTGTTAATGTCAGCTAAGAGGATATAATCTCTACCGCTTACTTTTGTTTCTGCCATTTTATTTAATTTTAATTTTGAGTTATGGTTATGTTATATGTTATTAATACTCTAAAAACGTTATCTAAAGGATTTAAGCCGTCTAAGTTTCTTACACTTTCAACACTTAAACTTGATGCGGTAAATCCGTTTGCCAATGTAATATTGGTGTCCGAATTAATTGCAGTCAAGACTAAATCGCTTATAGCTTCAGCACGTTTATAACCAAAGTTAGCATTTTTTGTAATAATATCAACTGTGATGCTAATACTATTTGTATATCCTTCTTTGCCTTGCTCTTGGCTTGATGTCCTACCTGTCATTACAATATACTCGTTACCTGCACCCTCTGGAGCAAAACCATCGTAAACAACTAACCCACTTGCACTTGTCAAGTTGGTATAAAACCATTTCTTTATTTCTATATTAGGATTTAACATTCTTCATAACGTTTAATATGTTCTTAATCAATTTGGGCTTTTCTGCTTCAAATGCTGGTATCAAGAATGGTTGTGGGCTTATTCCATTTTTTAGGATTTTAAGAGCCATATAGAAAGCGTGTCTTTTAGCACCTTCTCCAGATTGAATGTATCCTTTAGCTATACCCCAACGCATCAATGCCTCAACCATATCATCTAACTTACCACCTTTTCTACCTTTAAAATTACCAGCTAATTCTTCATATCCAGCTGGAATACTTACCTTACCACCTGTTCCAAATTCTACATAAGGAGCATAAGAAGCCTTTGCACCAACAGTAAAAACAATTCCTTTTTCTACCTTTTGCTCTTTTAAGTAAATGCTATTTCTTAAAGTTCCAAAGTTTACAGGTGCTAATCGCTTTGCTCCACTTTGTATATTTAATGCCGAAGCATTTATTTCATCCTTTACTTCTTTTTGCACTTTAGCATCTAAAGTATCAAGTTTTTTTAATACATCAGATAAATTGCCTATATCAAAAGTAAAACCAGCCATTACTTGTAAATTATTAACTCCAAGAACCTATTTTGGTTCTCTACGTTTTTAATGGAATGTATTGTGAATCTATCGCCTTCAACCTCTACTTCATCCGAATCTGTTATAGTAGCTCCAAAACGAATATAAAGGCGGTTTCTTTGGTCAAATTGCAATTCTGCCTCTCCTACCTCACGAACTTGATTATCTGGTCTTAAATCGCCCCAAACAGTGCTTTGTAGGGCAAATGTGGTAGTAAATCCACCTTGACCATCGCTTGTCCTTGTAGAAGCATAGATTTTAACCTCACGAGTCATCGTGTTGGCATCAACGTAATTTGCTTTCGCTTTTCCTAACTTCATATTATAAAATTGGGCTTATTCTTGTCCATCTTTGACACGCTTTCCAAGATTTCTCACAAATACCGGAATCGCCATCTAATCCTCTATTCTCATAGTCATAAGAGATTTGGTCTAATATGGCTAACTTAAGGTCTTTAGGGATAGTTGTATAACCAGCCTCATAAGTAGCCTTTAAGTTGGCATATCTTGGTGAAACTAATTTAGGAAACTCATTGCCTATCAATTGTAGATTAGGAGTTGTAACCTCTAATCCGTCTTGTTCCATATCAAACAACTCAAACGTATCAATGTCAATTGGTCCGAAAGGAATCTCAAAATTGCCACTTACATTGTTAAAATAAGTAGTTATGTCTTTTGGTATTAAACTCAATCCTGTTGCCACTTCAATAGCTTCCCTTGCTTGTGTAATCATTAACGTTATTAAAGTATCTTCAGCGGTTGTAGTAACACGGCAATATAATTTTGCTTCTGCTAAAGTAACTGGCTCTACTATTGGTGCGATAGGAACGGCACTAAAGTCATTAATATAATTATTATAAGACATACCCTTTTTTTACAAAATTACTTAATTTATTCCAATAAAAAACCCCCACCGAATTGGTAGGGGTCATTATTTACTAAACCTTTAGAACTATACGTTACCCATATCTGCATAGATAGCAGAAGTAGTCAACATTAAGTTGATGTCTTCGTAACACTCAATACGAGCAGTTACCAAGTTCTTTTGGAAGTTTTCGCCATTCTCGTAAGAGAACTCAATTGCTAAACCTTCAACTTCAACTCTTTCTAAGTAGCTATTGTCAAAGATTAATACTTTGTCATCAGTTACCCAAGAAGCAGATACAACAGGTACACCCCAGATTGTGATTCCGCCATTAGGAGAAACGATAACACTACCATTACCAGCATAGTAACCAGCAGCAACAGTTGCTTTCAATAAGCGACCCATTTGCGTTTGAGATACTAAAGCATAAGAAGGAACGAAGTTTGCAGTCTTTTGGTTACCGATGTAATCAATCAATTGTAATAAATCGTTAGTTTCAGCAGTTGTAGTTGAACCAGTTGCAGCACCAGATACAGTTGAGAA